TCAACGTTACCAGATGTAATTGGAGTGTAGTTAATAGCTTGGTCTTCTTCAATTTCTTGAAGTTGAGCATCACCAACTGTTTTAATATTCAGGACTTCACCGCTTCCGAAATCTGATACGTCACGATAGAAACCTGATGGCAACAAACCGTCGTGTAGATTTTCAAGAATAAACGCTGAGTACTGTTCCGCTTCGATAAACGAGCGGTTTGTAGTAGTCAAAATCATTTAGATTCTCCTATGGAGTTTCAATTCCATACTTTTCATTAATTTTTGCCACTGTGCTTTTCCAGTTGTCTGTCAGTTCTTTACCACTGACATACCCCATAGAGGATTTAACTTCATCATCGGTCTTATGTTGTAGAGCGGCAGAATTAACTCCACCTAAATCTATACCATCAGACGATGCTGGTTGTGCATTCTCTATGCCTAGAATCTTTAAAGCGGCATTTGGTTTTGTTGCAATAAGCTGGTTGATGTCCTCACGTCCTAAGCCGAGGTCTTCGGCTTTTCCATACAGGGCTTCACTAGCTTTCTCGCCGTACACATCTTTGAACTTCGATACAACGGTCTTTATATTCTGTTCTTTCTGTGTCTCTGTTTCCCGACTTTCCATAACTTGGGTCACAAGCTGTGCAATGTCGTCTGGTGAAACACTAGGAGTTGGTGTCTGTTCCTCATTTGGTTCAGACTTACCATTAAGTGCTTCTAAGATTTTCTCCATTCCCACATCCTTACTTGCGTTTTCTCGGAGAGATTTCAACTCGGTTTCGAGTGTTGCAATATGTGTCTGGGCGTGTACAGCACCTTTCAGAGCTTCCTCTGCTGTGCTGTACTTAGGCGTACCATCTTCTTTTGTGATTAGTTCTAGATAAGTTTCTAGACCAGTACCACTAGCCTCAACTGGTTTGTCATCAGTGTTAGGCTTACCATCTTCCGTAGGTGCATTAAAAATATCATCGGTCATGATTTATTCCTGTGTATATTGTAGCAAGGATTTAATCTCTTCAAGAGCCCTTGCGTACCCTATCGAGTCTGCTTGGCGTTCTGCCCAGCAAGGTGTTTCGTAATTAGACTTCTTAATAGATGATTTGTATTCCTCATCTATCTTGGTCTGAGCTATCTCATAAACAATCTTAAACAGGTCCTTCTGTTCAAGGAATTTAGATTCTAACTCTTCAGGAGCCTCTCGACCCCTGATTAGTTTAGATGCAACTTTCATTATGTCAACTGCTCCTCTGAAGCCGCTAGAGCCATTTCCTCTTGGTCTAAGGCGTTAGGGTCTGTCTCGTCATCTTCTGTTGGTGTAGTGACTGTAGATTCAACCTGTTGCGATAGTGCTGAGCCAAGCTCTGCTCCTTCTGCTTGTTCAACCAATCCAATAAACGGTCTAACCAATCCAAACCTTTGCAACTGTAAGCTGTCCTCAAAGATTCTAGACAGAGCCTTACCAGAGATATGAGGCATCATAAGTTGACCCATAGCTCCATTAAGACCTGTGTTAATGCTTTGTAACATCTGAGCTTGTTGCCCGAAATGTCTAGCACCTATTGGTCTAATAATACCCTCAGCCATTAAGTCCTTAGACGTAAGAGACATGAATGCTTCCACACCTATCTCATCGTTTATAGTCCTAACAACCTCAGCTCCATCCATCTTATCTATAGCATCTGCTAACATACTGTTAAGGGTAGGCTCAAGGTCATTGACCTCAAAATTGACTATCTTCTCTTGGAAGATTCGACCAGCCGCATTTTCGAGAGATTGTACTTCAAATGCTGTCTTCTCTCCTGCTGTCCTAATTCCCATAGCTTCACGGGGAGCACCTGCAAACTGCTCCATTCGCTGTTCAAGAATAGCGATTTCGTTATTAGCCATGGCTACGCCATTGAGGTTGATGCCTAGTTCTTTGACACTGCCCTCGCCTACAATATGTATCTCAGCATTAGGTTCCCATGTGAACGGGTCTACTTCTCCTTCAATAACAAGAGGAGGATGCACCATCAAATCTTGAGCATCAGCTTTCAGATTCTCTAGATGGTCTATACGATATTGCATACCTGTTAGATTATCTAACGGACCCATAGCGTATAGGTTGTCTGGACGCTTACGCCATCCAACGTGAGAAATTCTTCGTTTACCTAGCGGACTAGGAATAGCTCTTTGTGTTACTAATATGTTTCTATCAATAACAATAATCTGTGTGTCTTCATGAAGCTTCATTGTGCCACGGTCTAGGTAGTCACCTTCAAAGGTAAGTACTTCAACAAAGTCACTGCCATAGTATTCACGTAGAGAACCAAAACCATCTACTAGATAGCCCTGTGCTTTCTTATAATCAGCTACCTTGAAGTCACCAATCGTACTACGAGCTTCCATAGTTTTCTTTAAAGCCTCAGCCCATATCTTTTCTTTATTAGCTAACTGAACTAGTTCGCCTAATGTAAGAATACTCTTCACAACCTTAGGGGTCATGTAGAAGTCTGAAGCTGTAGGGTTGAATACAATATCTAAAGGAGAGATTCTAAAAGCCTTAGGACCTTTATATCCACCAATCTCTTTACCATTAAGAGGGTCATACGTTCCTTCTGACACATAACGAGTAGCACCAAAGGCATTACCAAAGTCTATGTAGTCATATAGCTTAGCACTCTCTACATCGCGTAATCCGCTTTGACGTGCCTTAGTAGACATGTATCCTTGGATAGCTGTCTTCTTATCTATAGTATCTTCTTCTTGGTTCTTACCTTCCCACTTAATCCAAGCATCATTCGGAAACAAGCTTGAGATGTAATTAGAATGTAGGTTGTCACGTATCTGACAGAGCTTAGGAATAATAGTTCTATTCTTCCAAGGTAAGTCACCTACAACTGTGTCATCTGTACTGGTAGCGAATACAAAGTTTCTTACTTCTTCCCATTCGTTCTTCTTCTCGTCTCTCAGGTTATCATACTTGTCCCAGATACGACCAACTTCCTTAGCTAGGGAGTCTTCAATACCTGCAAATATGCCTTCTAGTTGTTCAACAGTCCCAGCCATTAGTGAGCCCTTCCTCTGAATGATACGCCACCAAAGCGGCTATTGTAGACGACGTTAGATACTTCGTCTATGTTATGGACTCTCCGAGGAGGTCTTGCAATCTCGATAGCACTAGCAAACGCATCCTTGATGTCATCGTTCTTTGGACGAGCTAGTAATACTTCTTCTTCTAAAGCAGGAGTGTATCCTCCCTTAAAGTGCCATATAGTTTGGTTATCATATCTTGGCTCTAGTACAGCCGCTATACGTTCTTCCTTACTACCTTGGCTTCTGTTAGGTCTGTTCTCATCAACAGACAGGCTCATGCCTTCTTTACGTATCATTGATTTTAAATCTTCAACGATAACAGCCTGAGCTACTGTAACCTCTGCTCTCAACTTCTTAAAGTAGTATGTAGAGTGTAGGTCTAGTATGTGGTCAAAGTATACAGAGATTTTGTTAGTCTTGAACCTGTCTATATCTATTACATAGATGTAGCCATCTGGGTCCATACCTATAACAACTATAGCTGTATAGTCTGCCTTCTTATTCATTGTAAAGGCGAAATCAATAGAAGCATAAAGGTTTAAAGGTTTGCCATTAACATACCATCTGCCTTCTGTATACTTCAAATGTTTCTTATCGTAGTATTGGAATCTACTTCTGTCTATTCGATTACTACCCTTCTCATTCGGGTCATTGTAATACTGTGCATAGAACTGAGTCTTATCCTCGTACTCCGCTTTTATCCGTGAAAGAATATTACGGTCAAAGCCGAATGCTTTCCCATCGTCTCGTATCTGACGAGCCCAGACGAAAACATCATCTACCTCAACCTTATGTTCAATAAAGTTCCAAACATTTAAAGTGTCTAGTTGCTCACCTGTAGTTTCATCGTAGACTTCATAAGTTTGGTATGACCAAGTATCGTATATATCAGAAGGATGGTATCGAGTTCCACATGCCATAGTGAAACCACCAGCATTCCTAATAGACGTAAATTGTGAAGATTTCTTTTTAACAGAATCTCTTCCATCTTCTGTATAAGCATTCTCTGGAACAACCAAGTCATCAGGAACAATTATATCAGCGTGCCAGCCAGTTGTATTGGTCGTTAAACCAGCCGTAGCTATTGTGGCATCACGTATGCCTTCATCAGACCTTTTGATATGGTCGATGATTAGTTTCTTACTATTCCATTTAGCCCTAAGCCCTTCTTGGGGATTTACATATTCTGGGAATAGTTTCTGAAACTTACTTCCACCTAAAATTTGCTGTATAGCAAATAACTGTTGTTCAGCTAGTTCTGCTGTCGCCGATACGTACAGTATTGTCACCTCAGGATGCCTAGCCACAATCCATGCAGACCATGTAGCAACCATGTGAGACTTTAAATGTGCTCGTGGTAGGAGTATTAATTTGTTAGCAGTTAAACTCTTTCCCTGACCAAACAGGGAATAGTTCATCATCTCTTTATAAATATCCATATGTACTTCGCCGTACATATAGTTTGGATTAAAGGTACGAGCGAATACACGTAAGTCATCTAAACAGTTTTGGCGTAGAGCTTTAATGTTTTCAGGCATCTCCTTCAACTTTTGCTCTGCCTCTATTCTCCAAGGCTCGTCACGTAATTCCATAAATACCTCTAGTGCTGTTTATTCAAATCTACTGAGTTGTTAAATTCCTCGTAAACTTTGTTAGCCATCTTAGCTTCTTTCTGAACAGCCGCCTTAGTTGGACGACCTGCTGTCTTCTGTTTCCAACCACCGTCTATTAAGAACTTACTAGCTTGATAACCTTTGTCACCAAGAGCTAAGTTCAACATATTCCCTACTGCTTGTGAGCGAAGCTTAACCTCTAGCTCCTCTTCCCACTGTTCAATATAATGGTAGAGAGGACCAGAGTTCTTAATAGCCTTCCAGTGTTTCCATCCGCCTAGACATTCTGTAGCAAACTTATAACCAGTTGGGTCATTACTCTCAATGAATAAAGACCTAGCTTCTTCTATTGTGTAAAGGACATGTTCCTGTGTAACGGCTGTCTCTTTAAATAAAGAGATTGTCCTAAACCGATTCACAGTATCTTTAAATTTATTCATAGAAAGTTACCATGTGCATTTAAATATTTAGGTTTCATAGTTTCTTCCTATATTAACTCCAAAAAATCCTGCACTGTATATGGTCTACATAGGCAGAACCTAAGCCCTGTACTGCAAAAGCTACTCCAAACGTAGGGTCATTGTATTGTTCAGGAGGAATACCTCCTGCACTCAGTTGATACGAAACATATGTATTAGTATCTGAAGCAGGTAAAAGCCCTTTTAATGTGGCATCACTACCTGTTTGAG